CGTCTTTCTGCATAGTACTGAGAGCATCCATGACAGAAGGTTCAGTGAGAATTTCCTGTCTCACTTCCTGTGGAATTTCAGGCTCACGTGCAATTGTGTGAGCTATTTCGTTCCGAATCGAAATTGATGGAGACATGTCAATTTCGTCCTTACTTACGACATTCTTCGTAGATTCATCATGCACTGATGATGTATTCTCACTAGGAATGTTGTCTCCACTTGCTATTGTAGTCGAGTTGTGACTGTAAAAAGAAGCGCTCCCTTCATCATTAGGTGATGATGGGAGCGAACTAGACTCATCAATTGAAGGTGAATCACGACTATAGTGAGACACACTATCAATTGATGAATAATTTCTTTCTCTATCACAAGGAAAGCCAGATTCTGCGCCCTGAAAACTTTCCTCTGCTCGCTCCAATGTTCCGTCTGTGTTTTGCCACATCACTTGTCCTCCTCTCCCATGACACAACTGGGGATAATCGTCTTCAAGACCTTGAGGATTTGTGATGTCATCGGGGTATTGACCTGGGAACGCTTGTTTCAAAAATGACAATGAACGCGCTGGATCCCAAATGTTTGCATGAGTGTGATCTAGAGTACTAATTTGTACTACCATTTCATGCTCATCTTCCGACAACACCATATATAACCAACGATGTGCACAAGGCACAACTTCCTCAGGGTGTTGTGTGTCATATTCCAAAGAATGATTGACAAGGGATTGTATTAAGCTCTCGTTAATACATAACTGCACATTGGTACTTGTACAGTCAATAATTTGATGTGTTCCACGGTGATACGGCTTGTATACCGTAATCACATTCTCTTCTTGCTCAGAAGAGTGTGGTTTCACATCTTTTTCTCGTTTTTTGCGATCACGTCTTAATCGCCATTGTTGACGCTTGTTCTCCCGAACATTGCGTCTTTTTCCGTTGTTAATTGCCTGTTTTTGCTCATAGAGCCGACGATAAACATCTTTAGGCTGACATTCTTCGTCCTCCACCAGATAACCTGGTAGAGGACGAAAATTGCAATCATTATGAGACGACATTTTGTATAGTACTCCTAAGGGGTTAACCTGACTGAGTACAGTACAAAAAATGTAAATTG